TGAAAAAAGGTTTGAGCCTAGTTCGTTTCTTCTTTGAAAATTTAAACTCTCAAAATCATTTTCAAAAATTGCAAAATATGAATCTAATGAAAATCCTGGAATGAATGCTTTATAGTTTATTGGAGCAAGATCTCTAAAAATTTCAGAGTTGCTTTTAAATGAAGCTGCTACTCCCCACCAAAAAGGAAGAATGGTTATAATTAATCCAATAAAGATAATTAAATACCATAAATAAACAGACCATTGTCTTTTAAAATGCATTATCATTTGACTTTTATTCCTTCATTTTTTTCACTTAAAAATAATAGCTGAAGACCTATAACTATAAGTGTTATAACAGTTAGAATAGTTACGATTGAAAGAGATCTTCCCCAATCTTGATAATAAAATCCACTTCTGTAACCTTCATAAATTAAAACATTCGTAGATTGTAATGGACCACCTTTAGTTAAAATAATCATTGGAACCATTAAAACAAAATTTGCTGCCGTATCTGCAACGAAGACAAAAAGTATTGTTCTTTTTAATTGTGGGATCGTAACATATCTAAATTTTTGGAAAGGTGTTGCACCATCAATCTCTGCAGCCTCGTAGTATTGTTTAGGAATATCCTCAAGTCCTGCCAGTAAAAACAACATCCAGAAAGCTACACCTTTCCAAGTAGCAATTGCAATTATGCACCATAAGGCTTGATTTTCACTAACCAAGAAAGGTTGTGGAGGAATTCCAAAAACTCCAATTAGGCCATTAATTAATCCTTGGTTTGGATCTAACATTAGACCCCAGATAATTGTAGCAATAGGAAGTGCAATCCCAATTGGTAGCAGATAAAGTGATCTAATAATTCTTATAAATTTTGACTTCCTCATCAACAATAATGCTAATCCCAATGACATAGCGATTTGAAGAGGGTTAATAATAATTGTTAAAAAAGCAGTTATTTCAAGAGATTTCCAAAATATTTTATCATCAAATAAATATTGATAATTTTCAAACCAAACAAAAATTCTTTTTTCAGCACCACCACTAAAACTGGTGTAGATAAGGCTTTCCCAAAAGCCAATAAAAATAGGGTAAAGTTTAAAAGCAATAGTTCCAATAAGAGCTGGTGCTAAAAACAGGTATGGAACCATCCATTGTCTTTTAAAAAAATTCATACTTTAAGATAAAAGATATCACGCGGTAAAAACCGCGTGATAAAAATATACATTACTTATAACGTCTCATAGAAGATTCAATTCTAGATTCAGCATCTGCTAAAACAGAAGCTGGATCACCACCATTTCTTATATCTTCAAAACTAGTGTTAACTATTTCTTCAAATTCTAAGAAACCAGGTGTTCTTCCTCTAGTAGCGCAATGATTTGCTGACTCATATGTAGCTAAGTTCATAACAATTCCAGGGAAGTTGTTGAATTTTGGATCCTCAGCAACATGAAGTATTGCGGAGTTATGTGCTGGTAAAGAATTATGTTCTTCAACATAATGAATTGCTACTTCTGGGCTTGCAGTTAAATATCTAACAAGCTTAGCAGCATCATCTTTTTGTTTTTTGTAATAATTTAATTTATAGTTGAAGCGTCTTAATAAATTCATTTTATTTTCAATAGATTCTGTATTAAAATTATATTTCATTTTTTTTAATCCTTATTTTTTCTTCTAAAATATTTTGTAGATCTTCAATTTTAATTATCCTGGAATGTGCTTGATTATGACAATCCCTGCATAATGGAAAAAGATTATCAATTCTATTGAGTCTATTATTTTTTACTCCACCCATTTTTTTAGCGAGGACATGATGTAAATCTACGGCTTGTTGTTTATTACAATACCAACAAATAGGGGTATCCGTTTCTGAATACCCCCAAAAGTCCCTAAAAAGCTTTTTATAATCCTTTAAGGTTTTCATTAAAAGCTTTTACTGCATTTCTTGTAAGTTCATTGATATTATCTACGGAAAAATGTCCACTTCCCATAGAACGACCAACGACACCTGTAACAAAAATATCTAATCTTTGAGTATCGCTTTTATTGAACCCATTCGATTTGATTGGTGCAGATTGATTAAATCCATCGTCTTGATTTGTATGATTATCAGCTACTTGTATATCCTTAACATTTGTATACTGATTCCCATTTGATGATGTTTTTGTATTAATTATTGTAAAATTAATAGCATCACCGGGTTTAGGCATTGGATTTAAAACTGTGCCACGAGTATATAAACGAGTTCCGTCTATAAGATCTATAGCATAGTTTGGTTTACCATCTTCGCTATTATCAAAGATTTTATCTATAACATTTGTCATAGTTCCTCCTTTATTATTATTATTTGTTAAGTACATTATAACCTCTACCTTCTAGACAATTATTAATTAAATCTTGTCTAGTTGTTAGTTTAGGTGAAAGCCATAATACACGCCAACGAAGTCCATTATATATTGTTTTTCCTGTATCCATAACTTTATTAGTGTTATCTTTTACAATAGATTCACAAGTATAATAATCATCGTGGTATCTGTTCATATCACCATTGATATTTGCAGATGATTTGCCCCTGCTATCTACGATTGGTTTGCTACTACAACCAAATACTAACATCGAAATACATAGCAAAAGCAAAATTATTGAAATCTTACAACACATTTTGTAGTAAGTTCTTCTTCTTGGTAATGTATGAGTAAATTCAAAAATAGGTTTTTTTGTTCTAGGACAATAACCTTTAATTTGCTGACTCACATATCCATAAGGAAATAATTTACTTTTTTTCATTTTAATTTTTTATACTTAATTCTTTTCCGTTTTGAATTCCTACTATTTCAAAATCTTCACGACAAAGATCAATACCATGAACATTTCTGTGTCTAGTAATTATACTATCCAATACTAAAGAAGCATTATTAAAACTTTCATGAATTTGTTTTTCTATATATTTATAATCAATAAAAATTTTAAAATTATCGTTTTCTATTTCCCTAGTAAGAACTTTTATTTTCCAATCCATTTTTTCCTCCATTATTATTATTCACAATTTTACTTTTCATAACTAAATTAAAGTTATTATCAAAGACGGCACTACTGCCGTCTAGGAATACTATTTTAAAATAATGAGTGACCTTACCATTTTCGATAAGGTCAACTCTTTTAGTAGATTTGAAAGGTCTAGGGATCATTATAGACACTCCCAATATGTTTTTTGATAAGTTTTTAAAAATGTAGATTTAATTTTAGAAAGTAATTCAGTTCTTCTTTCAGCATTTTCATGAGATAAAGAACCTTGAGTCAAATGATCAGCAAGAACTAATTTTGCTTCCTCAATAAATTTTTTATTACCACTTCTAAATGCTAAATATAAAACATTTTCAGTATGATAATTTGTATCAGTGTTTTGTTTTAGTAAGTCTTGGAAATCTTTTGCAGTCATTGAAAAGATTTCTTTATAAGTTTTTAGTCTATTATTATTATTAGTCATTTTGACCTCCATATTATTAAATTAAAAATATCCTATCAGTTTGTCTAGGTTATGCGAAGCATTATTTTCATAAAAATTCCCTTGTTTTACAAGGTTTTTTTAACTATATTTAATTATTATTTTTCCTATGAAATAATAATTGTAGTATGACCTCCATAATTATACTACACATAGGGGGTGGATTTGTAGTTTGCCCCCTATGACCAAAGAAATATCAATTCAAATAGCTTGTAATTTATTACTTGAGGAACTTTCAGATATTTATATTTTTAGACATTATCATGTAGCTAATGAGGGCAAAAGATCTGTACAATATCAAATGAAACTAAAGAAAATGGGTTTTAAAGCAGGAGTTCCAGATTTTGTTATAGAATATCCTCCTGGAAAATTATTATATGTCGAATTGAAAAACGAAAAAGGTCAATTATCGAATTCTCAAAAATTATGGAAAATTCAATCTGTTGCTTTAAATACGCCATTTTTTGTAGTAAAAGGGAATATAGAACGATGTTTAATAGATTTGACAGAGATCATAGATAAAAATGTCCCGCGTCGTCCAAGTAAAAAACACTAAAATTTTATTACCGGAAGATGAAAAAAACCAAGACATATTTATAGGTTTATGGTTGAAAGCACAGAGCAAAGCTATTACAAAAGTCAAAGACGAATTTATTTTTAAAAATTATTCTACGGACGAGATAGATGATAAAATAGATGAGTATACTTTAAAATTTTATAGACAGATTAAATATGGAGGTCACAATGTTTATAGACGAGAACTCGAAACCTAAAGAAAAATTAAAAGCTTGGTATTTATTTACCGAAGATTTTATCGCAGGAACTCAACATTTAACAAATCAAGAAATAGGAATTTATATTCGTTTGCTTTGTTGGAATTGGAATAAAAGATGTCCTGGACTTCCCAAAGATATGAATACTATATTACGAATTGCTAATTGTATTACTGATTCAGAAAAGTTTTCATGTGAAAAAATAGTAAATGAGTTTTTCGTGTTGATAAATGATCATTATCAAAATGAAAGACAATTACAAGAATTTTTATATATTACAAAAAGAATTGAAGCTTCTAAAGAAAATGGAAAATTAGGTGGTCGTCCAAAAAAACCTAGCACAAACCCCCCTACCTCTACCACTACCCCTACCAATAAAACCTCTAGTAAATATAATCCTTTGTTTAATTTATTTTGGGATAAAATTAATAATAAAGTTTCTAAAGGAACAGCAGAAAAAAATTTCTTACGAATAGAACAAGAATGGCAAGATAAAGCTGAAGATCTGGCAAAATTATATAATTCTTATTATGATTCAGTAAAAGATAAAGAATATGCAAAACAACCGGCTTTTTGGTTATCAGCTAAAAAATATTTAGATAAACTTCCAGAAAAAAAATATAATTTTGGAATAATTAATAGAGATGAAGAACGAGTAAAAATGTTTGTAGAAGCAATAAAAAATAATAAAGTTACTCAATTTATTAAGGATTATGCCTTAAAAAATAAAGATGTTATTGATTTAGGTATAAGAAAAGGATTAATTACAAAAGAACAAGCAATCAATGATTTAGAAATGAGGAATGAATATTTATGAATATACAAGAAATAGAAATAGAAAAATTAATCCCATATCATAATAATCCAAGAAAAGATCAAGCAATTGATAAAGTTGCAAGTTCTATAAATGAATATGGATTTCAACAACCAATAGTTGTAGATAAAAAAATGATTGTAATTGTGGGACATACTCGATTGTTAGCTTCTAAAAAACTTGGACTGAAAAAAGTTCCTGTATTCATAGCAGATTTATCTGAAACAAAAGCAAAAGCTTATAGAATTGCTGATAATAGATTGAATGAAGATAGCGCCTGGGATTTAGATTTATTGAATCTAGAGATATCAGATTTATTAGATGATAATTATGATCTTAATTTATTAGGATTTGATCCAAAGGAATTAGATAAAATAATTGTTGATGATAAAGAATATTTTAGCGATGAAGATGAAATCCCAGAAAATGTATCAGATAGAGGAATAAAGCAAGGCGATATATATGAATTAGGCCGTCATAGATTGATGTGTGGGGATTGTACTGACGAAGAAAGTGTAAAAAAATTATTAAATAATGAGGAAATAGAAATGTCTTTTATTGATCCTCCATATGGCCTAGATTATGAATATAACTCTTATAAAGATATAGAGGGAGCTGAATATCTTGCTTTTTGTGATAAATGGTTTCAATTATTAGAAAAATATTCAAAGTTTAATTTTATTACTGCTGGTTGGAAATATAACGAATATTGGATAAAAAAGGGGCCTAAAGATATATTTTATTGGTTATCTAGAAATAAACAAACAGGCGGAAAATTATCTCATTTTAGGAAGATTGAACCTATATTTTTATTTGGAAGTTTACCAAAAAAAGTAAGGTATGATCTAGATTATTTTGATTTTAATAGTGATAGATTAGACGGATTGAGAGAATTACATACTTGTCCAAAACCAGTAAAATTTGTTGAATCAGCTATCAATGTTATTACAAAAAAGAATGTTTTAGATTTATTTTTAGGTTCTGGAACTTCTTTGATTGCATGTGAAAATCTAAATAAAAATTGTTTTGGAATGGAACTTGATCCTAAATATATTGATGTAATTATTCAACGATTTGAAAATTATACAAAGATAAAAGCAAAAAAAATTAATTAGATTTATTATAAAAAGTCTGCTAAAAAAAAATTACCTATACTCAAGGGGAAAGAGGATTGAATGGCAAGACCTAAAAAATATAAAATAGATACTGATCAAGTAATCAAATTAGCTCAATTCGGTTGTACAAATAAGGAAATAGGCGAGTTTTTTGGATGTAGTCCAGATCTTATAGAAAAGAGTTATTCGGAATTTCTTATAAAAGGAAGAGTGAATGGAAAAATAAGATTGAGACAATTACAATGGAAAGCAGCAGATAAAGGGAATGTGGCGATGCTCATATTTCTAGGTAAAAATATTTTAGGACAACAGGACACAATAGAATCAAGTCAAACGGAAGAACCTTTACAATGGTCATATGACTAAATTAAAAGTTTTAGTTGCTTGTGAATATTCTGGATTAATTAGAAATGCTTTTGCTGAAAAAGGACATGAAGCATATTCATGTGATATATTAGATACTCAAACTCCTGGAAATCACATAAAAGATGATGTTCTTAATCATCTAAATAAAGATTGGGATTTGATGATTGCTAATCCTCCTTGCACTCATTTAGCAGTAAGTGGAGCTAGATGGTTTAAAGATAAAAATCAAAAACAAAAAAGAGCAATAGAATTTGTAAAAAAATTATATGAATCAAATATTCCTAAAATATGTATAGAAAATCCTGTATCTGTTTTATCAACTCAATTTAGATTACCAGATCAAACAGTTCACCCTTATTATTTTGGTGATCCATATCAAAAAAAAACTTGTTTTTGGCTAAAAAATTTATCTAAATTAGTTGCTACACACCCATTAGGCCCAGAACCTTTATTTAATAAAGATGCTGATAAAGGCGAATTCGTAATACATGGTGGTAAAAAAATGCCTAAATGGTATTCAAACAAAGAACGAAATAGGGATATGAGTTTTCCTGGAATGGCTAAAGCTATGGCTAATCAATGGGGATAGATGCCTTTATCCAAACCTCAAAAAGAAGTCATAACTAATACATCAAGATTTCGTGTTTTAATTACTGGGCGCAGATTTGGCAAAACTTATTTAGCTATAAATGAATTAGCTAAATTTGCTAGATATAGTAATAAAAAAGTCTGGTATGTAGCTCCTAGTTATAGACAAGCAAAATCAATTTGTTGGAATGAATTAAAAGATAAATTAATTAAGCATAAATGGGTAAAATCTATTAATAATAGCGATCTAACAATCGTATTAAGAAATAATTCTAGAATATCATTACGAGGAGCAGATAACGAAAATAGCTTGCGTGGAATAGGTCTAGATTTCTTAGTTATGGACGAATTCGCAGATATTCATAAGCAAGCATGGTACGAAGTTTTAAGACCGACATTATCTGATACTCAAGGACATGCATTATTTTGCACTAGTCCTAGAGGATTTGGAAATTGGTCATATCAATTATATAAATTAGCGGAAACTAATAAAGATTGGCAATCATTCAAATATACGACTTTAGAGGGCGAACAAGTATCAAAAGAAGAAATAGAACAAGCAAAAGATGATTTAGATTTAAGAACTTTTCAACAAGAATATGAAGCAACTTTTGTTAATTATTCTGGAATGATTTATTATAATTTTAATAGAGAAAAGAATATTATTGAAACATTTCGTAACAATCATTTAACTCTTCATATTGGTTTAGATTTCAATGTGGAACCCATGTGTGCTGTTGTTTCTGTAATAGAAAATGATATTATTATTGTTATAGATGAAATACAAATCTATAGTAGCAATACAAATGAAATGGTTGATGAAATAAAAACACGATATAATAAAAAAATTATTATTTACCCCGATCCGAGCGCTAGACAACGCAAAACTTCTGCTGGTGGAATGACTGATTTAGCAATATTAAAAAATGCAGGATTTGAAGTTAAATGTAGAAATAAAGCTCCATTAGTAAGAGATAGAATAAATGCAGTAAATTCAAAATTAAAAAATGTAAAAGGACAAAACAGTTTGTTCATTCTAAATTCTTGCAAAAATGTAATAAAAAGCATAGAAAGACAAATATAC